CAATTAGTGCTTGGTGATATGCGTCAAAACATAAAACGTGCGCTATATAACGACATGTTAGGCAATCCAGACAAGACACCAGCGTCAGCTACAGAAGTAGCGGAGCGTATGGCAGATCTTTCTAGGCGTATGGGCGCAGCTTTCGGTAGATTGCAAGCTGAATTGGTACAACCTGTACTACAGCGCGTTATTTACATACTTAAAAAGCAAGGACGTATTGATGTACCTACAGTTAATGGGCGTGAAGTTAAGATACGCTCTGTATCTCCACTAGCACAGGCTCAATCTAACCAAGATATTTCTAGCGTAGGTCGTTTCCTAGAAATGGTTGCTGGTACGTTTGGCCCAGAGATGTTGCAGCTACTAATTGATGGTGAGAAAACAGCTATACACCTAGCTAAAAAGTTTGGTGTACCTGAAAGCTTGATTCGCGATGAAGAACAGCGTAAACAAATAGCTGCATTAGCGCAACAAATGGCGCAACAACAAGCGCAGCAACAACAGGGTGAAATGATTGAACAACAAGGTTAATATTGGAGTCGATGGTTATCAAAGATCTACAAGTCAAGATCTTCAGATAAGTCAAAATATTGCTGAAACGTTTAGTACCCCTGCTGGTGAGGCTGTCTTAAAGTATTTGCGTTCCGTTACTATTGAAATGGTACATGGGCCTAATGTGACCACAGAAGAACTACGACACCATGAAGGCCAGCGTTATATTGTTGGCCTTTTAGAGCGTCGAGTATCACATGCACATAGGAGTAAGAACAAATGAATGACATACCAGTAGGATCAGAGCAGTCTACACATGGTGAAACAGAAGAGCGTGACTTCGTAGTTGCTGAAGACGCGGCTCCAGCTAGACCAGAATGGTTGCCAGAAAAATACAAGAGTGGTGAAGATTTAGCTAAAGCTTATAAAGAGCTAGAATCTAAACTAGGTACTAAAGAAGAAGACTTACGCGCACAGTTTAAAGAAGAGTTTGAATCAACACAAAATGCTGAACGCCCTGCGTCTGCTGGTGAATATTCATTACCAGACTTTGTAGATGATGAAGAAGCAGTTGATAACGAGCTGTTAAAGTGGTGGGCTGAACAATCATTTGACAATGGTTTTGGTCAAGATAAGTTTGAAAAAGGTATTGAAATGTACCTTCAGACAATGGAGGCAGCTGCTCCTGACCTCGATGCTGAAGCTGCAAAGTTGGGGGAGAACGCAGATCAACGCATTGAGTCAGCTTCAATGTTTGCTACTAAGTTCTTCCCCAGCGAAACTATGCCAGCAATAGAGCGTATGATGGAAACGCATGAGGGTGTTATAGCTATGGAAGCAATCCAAGAAGCTATGAAAGATGGCACATTTACTGGAGAAGCTAATCCAGCGGCTGGTCTTTCTGAAGATAGCTTAAAGGAAATGATGCAAGATCCTCGATATTGGAGCAAGAATGACCCTGCATTTGTTCGGCAAGTAGAGGCTGGCTTTAAGAAACTTTATGGAAGCTAAGATAATAAAGCGTGGTAACTTTTACCTTACGCCGTTTACCAATGGTCATGTTGAAGAGGTAATTAATAACTTGGCCCCAGAAAATGTCAGGGAGATAAATCTCCTTGGCTACAAAAACGTCAGAGAGTGCATAGAAGAAATGATGCACCATGCTGATTGCTACTTAGTACGCAAAGATGGTGAGATATTTACCGCAATATCTGGTCTTTGGTATGAAGAAGGTAGAGAAACACCGCAGTTTTTTGCTATGTTTTCTAAGAATATTAAAGAAAACTTTACTTCTATGGCGCGTGGATCGCGTATGTTAGTTAATTTTTTTGATAGATCACAAAGCGAAATGTCTATGCGTATACTGGGTGAACACCAGTTTATGTTAGACTGGGCTTCATGGTTAGGATTTGAAGCAGTGGGTATAACTCAGTTTAATTCTAATCATTATGTTGATTTTGTGCGTTGCATTTCCCCACAAAAAAGTGCTTATAGTGAAACATCACGGCCCGTGATGCACTGAAAGGCCCATTTGGATACCCTTGTCGATGTGAAGGAACGGATACCCGAGTAACCGAAACTTTATATTTAGGAAAAGAAAATGGCTAATACTATCGACCAAGCTTTTATTAAGCAGTTCGAAACTGAAGTCCACATGGCGTACCAACGCATGGGTTCTAAGCTTCGCAACACAGTACGTTCAACAAATGTATCTGCATCTGTAGCACGATTCCAAAAAATCGGCACAGGAACAGCGTCAACCAAAGCACGTAACGGAGATGTTACAGCAATGGAACTAGCGCACACTAATGTAGAAGTCACAATGGCTGACTACTACGCAGCGGAATACATTGATAAGTTGGACGAATTAAAGATCAACATCAATGAGCGTCAAGTTGTAGCTCAATCTGCTGCTGCCGCACTAGGCCGTAAAACAGATGAGTTAATTACAGCGGCTATGGATGCTGGTGCAAACTCAACGCAAATCGCTGACACATCTGGCGCATTAGCAAAAGCTGACTTACTAACATTGTTTGAAACAATGGGTACAGCTGACATTCCAGAAGACGGACAGCGTTATATTGCTATGTCTCCAGCTGGATACACTGACTTGTTTAACATTAATGAGTTCGCATCAAGTGACTATGTTGGGCCACAAAGCCTACCATTTGCTGGTGGCATGACAATGAAAGAGTTCTTAGGATTTAAGATCTTCTCAACGTCTGCTGTTGCTGGTGGTAAAAACTTTGCATACCATACATCATCAGTTGGTATCGGTATTAACTCTGATGTTGCAACAGAGCTTAACTATGTACCACAGAAGGTTGCACACCTAGCGACATCAATGATGTCAATGGGTTCAGTTGTAATCGACAACAATGGTGTTTACGAAGTTCTTGACAACAACTAATATTTTAGGGGGCTTCGGCCCCCTTTAACTCCAATATATAGGTTGAAGAAATGCCAGCAAATACACCAATAAAAGTATGTTCACGCGCTTCCGTCCTCATGGGCGGTTCTCCTATTTCATCATTTGATGAAGGTACTGCTGAAGCTGAAGTAGTTGACGCGATGTACGAGGACATAGCAAGAGCCGCGCTGACTAGTACGCGTTGGCGATTTGCTACAAACCAACAAGTATTAAACCGTTTAGCTGCTGCCCCTACAAGCAGATACGATGCTGCATACCAGATGCCATCAGATCTATTGATGCTTAGTACAGTAACAGTAAACGATGATCCAATAATATATGATACATATGGCGATAAAGTCTATTGTGATATGTCTACAAACGAAGTCGTAATTGCAGATTACATATATCGCGCTAGCGAATCCTCTTGGCCTTCTTACTTTACACTAGCTGTAGAGTTCCAAGTTGCTGCAATGTTATCCATATCTATTGCCAGAGACCCTTCCCTAGCACAAATGATGGATCAGCAAGGCGAAAGACAAATGATAAAAGCCAGACGACTTGACTCGCAGCAACAGACTACGCGCAAGTTAATGACATCAAGGTTTATAGCACAAAGGCGTAGCTAATGCAGAAGGTTAGAATCCCACAGAATAGCTTTCAGTACGGTGAAATTAGCGACAATACTGTAATGAGGACTGATAGTCCTATCTATGCTGCGTCTGCACAAAGCTTAGAAAACATGATTGTGTTGCCAGAGGGCGCAGTAAAGAAACGTCATGGCACAAAGTTTCATGGTAAGAATACTCAATCGAATAAGAAGCTACACTTAGCTCCATTTATCTTTGACGATAATGAGCAGTACATAATTGGAATTGGAGAAGCCTATATTCTTTGTTATCGTCTTGTTTCTGATGGAACATTATCACTTGTTTCAACCATAACAACAGACACGCAAAGCAACGTTCTACCTTTTGATGCAGACTATTTACAAGAATATAACACTGCACAGTATGGTGACGTTATGTTTATATGTCATCCATTGTTTGCTCCTCGTATGCTTACGCGTACATCCCTTTCATCCTTTGAGCTTAGTGTATTTAGTTTTGATACAAGCTATGATAATAAAGATACATACCAACCATATAGTGTATTTCACGCTGGCAATGTAACATTAGCTTCAAACAATCCAGCAATAGGTACTAATAGAACTATCACTACAAGCTCACCTTATTGGGACACAACAGGTAAACATGTTGGCGTAACTGTTAGATATGGTGGTAATGAAATTGTTATAACTTCAGTAACAAATACAACACAAGCTATTGGTACTGTAGTAAAAGAATTATCATCAAGGTTAACAGTTACAAACCCATTAAGAACAAGAGATGGTAGTAGTACAATAGAAATTACTCACCTATCACATGGATTAATAGTGGGCAGTGTAATAACTATAACTGATGCAGTAGCCGTTGGTGGAATTAATGCTAGCAATATAAATGGAAGCAGAACCGTACAAGATATATTAGATCAAAATACATATACAGTTAATGCAGCAGCCAATGCAAACGCATCAGAAGATGGTGGTGGTTTTGTAAAGATTACATCAAATGGCGCAACAACTGTTTGGGACGAGCAATCTTTTTCTGCAATACGTGGGTATCCAGCATCAGTAACATTCCATGAAAACAGACTTTGTTTTGGTGGGACTATAGCTGAACCAGATACAATTTGGATGTCTGAACTTGGTGAGTTTTTTAATTATGATGTTGCTGAAGGCGACGACACAGATGCAATAAACTTAGTGGCTGCTACTGGTGATGTTAATGAAATTAGATACATGAGATCTAATCGTGACTTACAAATCTTTACACTATCAGACGAGCTATATGTACCAACATACCTTAACCAAGCTATTACGCCTACAAACGCACAGATAAGAAAACAAACACCATTTGGTTGTGAGTTTGTTTTGCCTACATCTATTGATGGCGCGACTATATTTGTTGAAAAAGGCGGTAGAGCTGTTCGTGAGTACATATACTCTGATGCAGAAGATGCGTATATATCTACAGCAGTTTCTACTGTTGCTTCTCACGTTATAGATAATCCTGTTGATATAGCGGTTGTTCATTCTGGTTTTAGAACGCAAGAATCTTATGCTGCTTTAGTTATGAATAATGGTAACATGGCTTTGTTTAGCTCTAGCAGATCTGAAAAGCGTGCTGCTTGGACTAATGTAACATGCCAAGGTAGTTTTAAAGCCACTACAGCATTAGGAGAAAGACTGTTTGTTTATGCATTAGATGTTAATGGTAACTATGTATTGTCTGAGTTTTTAGATGATATTGGTTTAGACAACTATCTTTATGTAGCTTATGGCAATGGAACAGTAAGTGTTAATAGTCTTTACTCTAGCGGTACTGTAGATGTTATTGGTTACAATGGTACTACCAAAGTTTATTTAGGAGAGTTTACTGTAACTGGTGGCAATATTACTATGACTGCACATAGTAGCTATACTCATTTCTATGTTGGCAAGAAGTTTACAGCTAAAATTATTACTAATCCAGTGGACACTATAGCACCTAATGGGCCAGTAACAGGTGATGTTAGAGGTATAGGTACTGTAGTTATTAATGTAAAAGAATCTGAATCACTAAAAGTAAACAATAGGTCTATTAATAATATTGCTGGATTTACAGGTAATAAAGAGGTTAGGCTTTTAGGATATGGTAGAAGTCCTCAAGTTACTATCGAACAAGATGATCCAATGCCATTGCAAGTTAATGGTTTAATTTCGGAG